ATCAGCGGTTGATTGTTCATCTGCAGGCGTTGTATCCAGACCGTGCCCCGAATCCGGGAATGGTGATGGAGGAGGTCTGGTTCAAAGCAGGCCAGGCTGCTGTTGTTCGTCATCTCGTCGATTTGTTCGAGCGACAGCAGGAACTCAACATGGATTATCGAATCCAGGGGGTGGTCTGATGTGCATGGGCGGTGGAGGAGGAAGCCAGGCTGTCATTACGCAACCCAATACGGGCGCGTATGACCAGATGCTGGCTACTCAACGTGCTGCAATCCAAAGCACGATGAACAACGGAATGATGCAGGCGCAGCAATCGCTGCAAGCAGCAATCGCCGACCAGCAACGTGCCTATCAAGAGCTGGCAGATAAGAAGACAGCACTGGCAAATGACCAGATCGCTGTAAATGAACAGGCCATGCGCATGTCACAGCTGATTGGGCCGCCACCACCTGAGAAATCAGCAGAGGCTCCCAAAGTTGGCGACAAAGATCGCTATGGCGCTGGAGCAGAAGGCAAGAAGGCCTTGCGGATTGGTCGTAACGCTGTTGCAGGCAGCGGTCTCAACATCACTGGAGTTTGATCATGTGTTTCGGCGGCAGCACCCAAGCCCCTCGGGTTGAACAAGCACCAGGGCCTGACCCGTTTGCAGCTCAGCAAGCGATGGCGCAGTTCCAAGCGCAGCAGGCAGCGCAATCCCAGGCCTACCAAAGCCAAGTTGCTTCCCAAATTGCTGGCATCACTGCCGACACCGAGCGGATGCAAGCCGAATACGAGGCAGACCTAGCTGCACAGGAAGCAGCGCAGGCTGCAGCTGATGCCAGTGCTTATGTCACCTTACTCAAGAGGGTGAGTTCACAGACGACGTATTGACGACCGCTGGCTCCAAGGAATCGGAGAAAGCCAAGTCCACGTTGAAGATCGCCTCTGGTGGAGTCAAATCCACTGCAGGCGCTGGCCTCAACATCGGAGTCTGACCATGGCTTGGGTACAGATCGCACCTGGCGTCTACATCAACCAAAACATTGCTAACTCCAATAGCGATGCTGGCGCCGCTGCTCGTGCTGCTGCGGCTAGAGACGCTGCTCGCAGGGCCCAGGAAGCGGCTCAAGCACGCGCTGCCGCCCAGGCGCAGGCATTGTCTAACGCACGCACTGCACAGGCCAATGCAACAGCTCAGCGTCGGGAGTTGCGCAACATTCGCTCTGCCGACACCGCGGCCAGGCGGTCGTTGCAGATCCTTGGTCAGAACAACGCAGCATCTAGTGCTCGCATCAGTGCTCAGAGCAAGGCCAAGAAGAAGAAGCCGCGCACCAAGAGCGGTTTGAACCTGGGCTCTATTGCCCGTAGTGCCGGTAGCGGCCTCAACATCTCTGCCTGACATGGAAAAGACAGCACAAGCCCGCTACGGCGATCTCCAAGGCACTCGCGACTACTTCTTGAGTCGTGCGCGTGCATCCTCACGGCTGACGTTGCCGTATTTGATTCCGACTGCAAATGAACCAACGCCAAATACGAATGAGGCGTATCCAGTTCCTTGGAACGGCATTGGCGCCAGAGGCTGTCTGAACCTGGCCAGCCGCATGCTTTTGGCCCTTCTGCCCCCGACACAGCAGTTCTTTCGCTTCTCGCTGGATGAGGGAGAACTGGCATCTCAAGGTATTGGCCCGGAGGCTCGCACCGGGATGGAGGAGGCGCTGAGCAAAGTTGAGCGCTTGGTGCTGCGTGAGATTGAAGCCAGCAACGATCGCGTGGTGCTGCATGAAGCACTGCTGCACCTGATCGTTTCCGGTAACTGCATGATCTATATCGGGGAGGAGGGCATGCGTGTCTTCCACCTCAACCGGTATGTGATCACCCGTGATCCGATGGGTAATCCCATCGAAGCGATCATCTGTGAGGTGCTGACTTACGACACAGCGCCAGAGAAGATCCGCAAGCACGCTGATGAGGCCCGCGGTGAGCTAAAGGGCCTGCCGGAAGCCAGTCAGAACGATCCGCTGACGACAGAAGCCACGGATTACAGGGAGATCCGGCTTTACACCCGCATCAAGTGGGGCGACGACAAGATCGTCCGCTGGCACCAGGAAGTCGAAGGCAAGGTTGTTGAAGGAACTGAGGGTCGTGCGCCTTTAGACGTATCGCCGTGGCTGCCGTTGCGCATGACCCGCGTAGACGGCCAAATGTACGGGGTTGGATACGTCGAGGCCGCAGCACTTGCAGACCTTCAAACGGTGGAAGCGTTATGCCAGGCGATTGCTGAGGGATCGCTTGCAAGCTCTAAAGTTCTATTTCTTGTAAAGCCCTCTGGGGTCACGAAAGCACGCGACTTAGCGTCTGCACCGAACGGCGCTTTCGTGACTGGTGATCCAAACGATGTGCTCGCTTTGCAGGTCCAGAAATCCACGGATCTGGCCGTCGCCATGCAGGGCAAGCAGCAGATCGAGGCTCGTCTTAGCCAAGCCTTCATGCTGGCTGACGTTAGAGATTCAGAGAGAACAACAGCGGAAGAAGTCCGCCTCCAAGCCCTCCAGATCGAGAACAGCCTCGGAAGCATCTACAGCATCCTGACCACTGAATTCCAGGTGCCGTATGTCTCCAGGAAGCTGTATTTACTGGAGAAAGCAGGCAAGGTGCCTGAGATGCCGAAGGAACTGGTCAAGCCAGTAATGACTGTTGGCTTGGCTGCTGTTGGTCGGGGCAATGACCTTGAGCAGCTGGTGCGGTTTACAACAACTCTGGGGCAAACAATTGGTCCCGAGGCAATGGCGACCTACCTGAATGAGTCAGAGCTGATTAAGCGTTTGGCCTATTCAATGGGAATAGATGTGTTTAATTTGGTGAAATCCGAGGAGGAGCTTGCTGCTGAAGCCCAACAGCAACAGGAGCAGGCAATGATGCAATCCGCCATGCAGAACTCGGACAAAATGGCGAACGCCGCGGCCACTGCGCAAGAGATGCAGATGGCAGCGGAAGCACCCCCTGAACCACAAGAATGACCACGACACCCTGGCAAATGACTGAACCTGGCAATCCGACAGAACCGGACTTCAAGAATCCAGTTCAGATGGATTACGAAGGCCGTGAGGGCATGGCCGCTCCGGGGCAGGAGCAATTGCTAGAGCAGTTCATTCAAGAACAACAAGCAGAGGCTGAGCCCAACCTGCTGGCTGGCAAATACAAGAGCCCTGAAGAACTAGAGCGTGCTTACAAGGAGCTTGAATCCAAGCTTGGTCAGCAACAGGAGCCAACGTCACAGCCTGAACGCCAGGAAGCACCTTCTGACGTTTATACAGAGGATGCTGCTCGGGGTTTGTATGGAGAAGAGGCTGTCAATAAGCTCGCCGAGCGGGGTGTCCAAATGGCCGACCTCATGCGAAAGGCCGACGCGGGGGATGACATCTCTGAGCATTTCGATGTACTCGCTGAGACATTCGGGGTGCCTCGCCAAGTGGTCCAGAACTATGTCAGCAAAGCTGGAGGTGTTCAGGCTGGCGCTGAAGCTCAACCGGTGGCCAGTGAGCTGACAGAAGCCGACACGGCAGAACTCAGGCAGATGGTGGGTGGTGATGAGAAGTTTGCTGAGCTGAGCAATTGGGCAGCGAAAAACCTCACCAAGGACGCTTTGTCGGAATACAACGAGGTTGTAGATAGCGGCAACAAGGCAGCGATCAAGTGGGCCCTGCGGGCTTTGCAGGGCAGGTACAAGGCACCTGACGCGGTGGTCGAGCCCAAGCTCTACGGCGGCGGAGAAGCGCCAGGACCACAAGTCTTTGAGTCCCAGCAACAGCTGATGGACGCAATGAACAAGAGGAATGATCGCGGCCAAGTGCTGTACGAGGTTGATGAGGCCTACAGGAATAAGGTTGTGGAGATTTTGTCTCGTTCCCCTATTTGAGTTAGTTTCTGGTTACCACTGACCAGAAACAGGCCCTTCTAGGAGGACACCCTGGAGACGTAGGCAGTTGGCATCGCACACCTTTGCTGACTTTTAGTCATGACCATTTCATTTGACACTTCGCCTCCCAATGCTGCGCTAGCCCGTTCCGGTCAGGTTCAGGGCACTGGCGGCTCCTGGGGATCGACAACCGATCTTGACGGTTGGAGAACGCTATTTCTCAAGCTTGGAAGTACTGAGGTCCTGGACGCGTTCCTCAGAAATTGTGTTTTTAAGGGTAAGACCCGCGAGCGCAATATCCGTGGAGGTAAGTCCGTAGCGTTCCCGATTACGGGTCGCATGGAGGCTACCTACCACCAGCCAGGCCGTCCGATCCTGGGCCAAACTAACGAGCCTTCTGCACTCAACGAGC